TCCTCTTTTTGTTTTAGAATATATATAAAATAAAATATACTTATAATGTTTTTTAAAGTTAAACAGTATAAAAAGCAATAAAAGCTTCCATTTATGTTTATAAAACCCCGACAACATATATTATAAAGTTGAATTTAATTTTTAATATATTTTTAAAATATACATTGTCTATATTAAAAATTATTAATTGGAACAATTTCACATAACTCAGTAGTATTTATAGCATTATTACCAAAATATAAGTTAATAAATTTTTTTGTATTTTCACTTTTTAAGGATTCAATTATTCTTTCATATTTTGTACGCAATTCCACTTTTGTTATGTCTTTTGTTGACTTAATACATATCAAATGATTTTCAATTAAATATGACTTGTCTGTATCTATTAAACAATAACTAAATTTATAATCTCCTTTTCCATATCCCCTATTTACAACTAGTAATAAATCAGTTTTTCCAGGTTTTGTAATATAATTCTTTTTTGCCGGATTTTTATATTTTTTGATAGAAAGTTCATTATTAACAATATCGCTACTATAAATAAGTCTGGTTTCACTTTCATCATCTGTTAATTTATCTTTTACTTGATTCCAAACAACATTACCAACTTTAACTTCAAAGTTCATATTTTTAAGCGTGGTAGTATTTTGATAAGATGTTTTTATTTGAGTAATTATACTTGGTGTATTAAATATAGTATAATTATTAATATTTATTGTATAATTTGAATTGTTTAAAACACTATTTTGTTTTTGTATAATTAAAACAATTGTATCTTGTTGTGTTTCCAAATATTTATCTTGGTAACATTCAATAATATCTATAATTTTAAAGGTAGTTGATATATATTTTCTAAGACTGTTGTAATATAAGCAATTCATGAAGTTTTTTGGTAATACAAATGATAATATTCCGTTATTTTCAAGTAATTCTAATGATTTGGCGATAAACAATACAAATATGTTAGGCCTACCAGTATAGTAATGTTCGTATTTATTATTTTTTATTTGGTTCTTTTTCATAACATAAAATGGTGGATTTCCAACTATAAGATCATATTTTTTTGTTGAACTCCATTCTAGGAAATCAGTATTTAAAATAGTAGATTTGAATTTGCTCTTTATCGAATTATAAATAGTTTCATTATATTCTATAGCATCTATATTAAATTTTGTAAATCTTTCAAATCTTTGTATAAATTCACCAGAACCACAAGAAGGTTCAAGTATTTTTACAATATTTTTAAAATAAGGAAATAACACCTTAATTATTTTCGCAATAATAGTAGGTGGTGTAAAATATATACCATTTTTTTTCTTATCTTCTTTACTTAATTGCTTTGTTAATTGTTTTGACTCATTTGAGAAATTCATATATGTTTTATATTATAAAATTAACTGTAAACCAATTTTATACTATTTAAATTGTAGGAACAAATTCCCAATGTAATTCTTTACAAATTTTTTTCCAAATTGTATCTTGTTCAATACGTTTAATAGGGTCTTTTAACATAGGAAAAAATGGTAAAAAAGTATTTTCATTTAATAACTCGCATAGTTTATACAATACATAATAATAATTTAAAAAATTAACACGGTCATCTGGACAGTGTTTTGCGTATGGTTTTTGAATTTCCATAAATAAATTACATAATTTCTCTTCAAGTTCGGGACTCATAATTGGGGGTCTTATTCCCAATTTGTCCTTGATGAATGGAATATGTTCATAATATTTATTGTATCCTAATTTTTTCAAAATATCTTTAGCTTTTTTATTAGTCATTTGTTTTAGCGTAATACGTTCCTTTTTAATTTGTAGTTTAATATTATCTAATACTTCATCGGGAATTTGTGTAGTTTCTTTTGCTTGGAATTGAGCCAAAATTTCCCGAAAATGATTAATTCTTTTATAAGCATAAAAACAAACTTCTTTAGGAGGTTCTTTATACGAAGGCTTTTCATGTTCAACTAAAAATTGTTTTTGTCTACTACATTTATTACATATTACTAACCCTTTATAATCAACTTGTATCCATTCTCCCCCACAATTATCACATTTCTCATAATCAATAGTATATTTATTCATATCAATATAATTTTCATTTAGATTAGTCAAAAATTTATTTACGGTAGTATCTTCATTATTAACTTTTAATTGGGTATTTTTATTTTTATTAAAAAATGAATGTAATAAATCATTTTTCTTATTATTAGATTTTCCCATAGAAAGATCCTTCTTTTTTTCGAAATATTCAAAAATAACACCGGAATTTTCTAATAAATATTCTTTTTTCTTTTTTTTTAAACATTTAACTTTTGAAATAATTTCTCTTATTTCATCTTCTACATTTAATTTTTCTTCAATATTTATAATTGATTTTAGCAAATTTTTCAACTCTTTTTTTCTAGCATTTAATTGAGGTATTTGATTTTCTTTAATATCCTCGAATAATTTCATTTTTTCATTATGCTTACTATCTAATGTTACGGTTGATTTTTTATTCATTTTAAATTTTTTCTTAGCTTTAGGCTTAAAATTAGGCATAATATTTTATATGTAATAATTTATCAATTATTGTTTAAATTATAAAATACAATATCGTTTAATAAAAAAAACGATTATCTATTAACTTTCTATATGGATGTAGAAATGATGGTAGATACAAATGAAATGAAAATAGATTGTATATTATTACAAAAAATGATATTTATACACAATGCTTTAGAAAAAGGTTGGGCCATAAAAAAACGTAAAAATAAATATGTGTTTTCAAAAAATCATAAAGGTAAAAAAGAGGTCTTGTTAGATGACTACTTAAAACGCTTTATGCTAGAAAACTTGGATATAAATAAAATAATTTAGCTAATAATTATTTAATTAATTAATTAAGTAATTATTAAAATTTTTTTTCTTTAGCAATATATATAAAATGGGTGGTGGACTCATGCAGTTAGTAGCTTATGGCGCACAAGACGTTTATCTTACAGGTAACCCTCAGATCACTTTCTGGAAGGTAACCTATCGCAGACACACAAACTTTGCTATGGAATCAATCGAACAGACTTTCAACGGTCAGGCTGACTTCGGTCGCCGTGTTCAATGCACTGTCTCCAGAAATGGTGATCTTGCATACCGCACTTACCTTCAGGTAACTCTTCCTGAAATCAACCAGTCCGACGGAGACTCAGTTTACGCACGTTGGTTAGATTGCCCAGGTGAGCAGATGATCTCAATGGTTGAGGTCGAAATTGGTGGTCAGCGTATCGACCGTCAATATGGTGACTGGATGCACATCTGGAACCAGCTTACTCTTACTTCCGAACAGGAAGCCGGTTACAACAAAATGATCGGTAACACTACTCAGCTTACATACCTTACCGACCCTGACTTCGCAGAAATTGCTACCGCTTGTGGTGCCGCTTCAGTCCCTGAAGCTGTATGCGCCCCTCGCAAAGCTCTTCCAGAAACTACTCTTTATGTTCCTCTTCAGTTCTGGTTCTGCCGCAACCCTGGTCTTGCCCTTCCTCTTATTGCCCTTCAATACCACGAAGTCAAGATTAACATCGAAATCCGTCCATTAGACGAATGTCTTTTCGCTGTTTCAGGTGTAGACAGTCGTAAAGGTCAATCCAAAAAGGTTCCTGGAGCTTACAGCAAATCACTTGTTGCTGCTTCACTTTACGTTGACTACGTATTCCTTGATACCGATGAACGCAGACGTATGGCTCAGAACCCACACGAATACCTTATTGAACAGCTTCAGTTCACTGGTGACGAATCCATTGGTTCCTCATCAAACAAAATCAAGCTTAACTTCAATCACCCTTGCAAAGAACTTGTTTGGGTAGTTCAGCCTGATGCTCACGTCGCTTACTGTGACTCATTCCTTCCTGGACGCACCATGCACATGGCTCTTGGTGCCCAGCCATTCAATTACTCAGATGCTATCGATGCTCTTCCTAACTCCATCTTAGCATTTGGTTCCGACGCACAGACTCGCGACGGCGCCGGCAACAACCCTGTTGTTAACTCTGATGGTCTCTTCACCGATACCATGCCTAAGGATGGCGCAAACCAAGCATACACCCACGACGGGGACGCAAACAGCGTTGACCTTTCAGGTGCTATCCGTGGTACAGTTTCCAACGGTGTTACCGATGCAGGTGTTTTCGTTCTTGCTGAAACCGCTCTTAACATGCACTGCTGGGGTGAAAATCCAGTTGTAACTGCTAAGCTTCAGCTTAACGGACAAGATCGCTTCTCTGAACGTGAAGGTACCTACTTCGACCTTGTTCAGCCTTACCAGCACCACACACGTAACCCAGACACTGGTATCAATGTTTACTCATTCGCTCTTCGCCCTGAGGAACACCAGCCATCTGGAACTTGCAATTTCTCACGCATCGATAACGCTACTCTTCAGCTTATCGTCTCTGCCGCTGCTATTGGTGGAACCCAGACCGCTAAGGTCCGCGTTTACGCCACTAACTACAATGTCCTTCGCGTCATGAGTGGTATGGGAGGTCTTGCCTACTCCAACTAAGTCTTTTACTTGGTTTTTAATATTATTCTCTATTAAATCATAAAATATTTTATAAAATTTTATGATTACTTTAGCATTCAATAAAAATATTCATAATTTATATATGCTTAACGATATTATACTATTCGCCATAAATGGAGGAGGATGGGCTCTTAAACCCATATTAGAAAAAATAAGTGTTGATAAAATGGGGTATTTTTACTTTACTTTCATTCGTTATTTTGTTAGTGGAATTATTGCCTTGCCTTTTATGTATTATCAATATTATACTCACGGAGTTCCCAAAAAATATAATAATAATTCACAAGCTTTTGTTCAAGATATAGTTGTATGGGGTTCCATAGTTAGTGCTATTGCTATAGCAGCTATTATGGCTAACTATTACTTATTAGAAAAATATAATTCTTCTTTTGTAACACCTATTGCTGAAGGAGTTTTGCTCATATTTAACTTCATCTTTTCAGTATGGCTTCTTAACGAAAAAGTCACAAAAGATATGATTATTGGTGTATTATTTATAGTAACTGGTGTTTTTATGGTTTACTGTAATCATTTAAATTTCACAATATTTTAAACTTTTATAGAAAATTGAATTACTTTTCTATAAAAATATCCTATACTATACAACCCAAGAACAACAACTATCAACAACTAACTACTACAAAAAACTATGGCGACTCGAACCAGAACCGTAACTTGTAGCTGCTGTGGTGAACTAGGACACAACCGCCGAACTTGCTGGATGCGTAATATTACAGTACCAAGAGGCAATGCTATTCCTGTATGGGACGAAACCATTGAAGATTTGACTGGTATGAGTCCAATTGAACTAGAAACTCCCCCTCCAATCCAAGAACCTGTTACACCTCCACCCGCACCAAAAAAAAGAAAAAGAACAAAAAAACCCC